GTTCCAAACTCTGTCCTCAAGGCTTGTTCCATAGGATTTCCAACAGTAGCGGTTAAATTGCTTTCATCAACCTTATATGTCCATTCACCTTTCTGCATTGCGAACCATTGTCCAGGGGGCATATTGCGTTTTGCTTGGGCTTCTAACTCACCTGCGGATTCATGCAAAAATGCAATTGATTTTTCTTTTAAATCTTCTTTCACTTTAATAGAATTATTTTCAAATTTAACATTTGACATAATTACTGACCGCCCACATATTTTAAGTAGATTTCTAACTGTTTATTCAGCTTCACAGGGTTATCAATCAACATAACGTCATATATTAAACCTTCTTCGTCAATTAGTCGGCTATTTTCAGCCTTAATGATGTTATTTAAGGGTATGTAATCACATATAAAAACGTGAGAAGATTCCTGTATTTTTGCGTTATATGTTGAATAATTGCTATTGCCTGAAGTCAAATCAAGAAATCCTTTTAAACTTTGAACATCAGCCCAAGATTTAATTGATTCACCAATTGCATTTTTTGTTGTTGTTTTTGTCTGAATGGTAATTGTTGTATTTCCACCAATCATATTAATTGCACCCCCTTAAAACCTTGCTTTCATATAAGGTTTCAAGAAGCCAAGAAGCGATTTTGGGAATCCCATAATAGAATTATCACCATTCATATCAAAATACGTTACTGAATGCCTTGAAATGGTTTCGGATTGTATTCCTACTTTATCCCTGTTATCAAGTTCCCATTTCAGCATATTGATACAACCCATTTTGACATCATCAGGATAATCAACCTTGATAATCATTAATCCTACTTCAGCAAATAACGGTTTATTTAATTCAATAAATCCGTTTTCCTTCTTAATAATGTGGTAAATACCATCATTATACATAGTATTAACAACTTGGATTGTATCATTCACATTTAAATAATCACTTTCAAGAAAAATCTTATTATCAAGCGCATTGCAAAGATAACGGATGTTCTTATTCTGAAAATTATTATTAGTGTATTTCCTGATTAATGTTTCAAGGGCTTGAAGTCTAGCTTCAAGCACCTTGTCATCAATGGTTGTATCAATGAACTGTTTAAGTTCTTCAATAGTTAAAATCATAGGGATTTACACCCCCTTTTTATTTTACTTCTTCAACCTTAAAACCATGCTCTTTGTACCAATCAAGCACCCAACCTTCATTCACTATTGCTTTTCCATAAGCAAACTGAACTCCTGCCGCACCGATTCCGCAGAAATCAGCAACAGGGGCAGTTATCTGATATTTCTTAGCTTCATTTGAATTAGTTGTTTTTACATTTGCCATTTTTTATTCACTCCAATCTTTCAATTAAGAAATCTTAATATTTCTAAGAACTCCTGCATTCTTAACGTTCTTTAATGCAACGGCGGCAACAAGTTCAACCTCACCTGTCTTTACTGCGCCTGGTGTGTTGAAGTCAGGAAGATATGTATGAAGTCCTGAAGTACCGTTAAGTGTTACTCCGTGGAATCCGTCATTTACATCAAACTTAACTGCATAAATATCTGTAAGGCCTGTTACTGAAGCACTTGAAATAGTTCTAGTTTTCTTTCCAATAATAGGTGTTTCAACTGCAACTGCTTCATTGCCTTCGCCTGATACTGTAACAACGTTTCCTAAGTCAATAAGTCTTACCTTGCCTTCACCAATTGAAGTAACAACCCTTCCAAAAGCTTCTTCTGATTCTGTCTTATATCCTAAGATTCTTGCAACTGTCTGAATCTTAGTTTTCATTCCTTCATTAACCATTAATGCCTGTGCATTAGTGCTATTGATAAGTGTAATTAACTGCTCATAGAATGAATCTGCATTTGCCTTTAAAGCTTCCATAGTTGATAAATCAATATACTGTCCAACTCCCATTTCTGTAGACTGACCCACAAGGAATTTATCAAGTCCGTCAAATGAGTTAGCAACCTGAGAAGAATCACCATTAATTAATCCGTTGTGGAATGTTCCAATGGCTGAAACAATCTTTTCCTCTACCTGGAAAGCCATGTTATTATACATTCCTTCAGCTTCTTTGATAACTCTGTCAATCTCAAATGCACCGCCTAAAATTGCTAAATCTGCGGTCTTTCTCTCAACTGTTGCAACCGACTTTCCATACTCACTATTAATTGCTCTAAAAGCAGTTGTAGAAGGTAACTTTTTCTGCACATACGCATAAGTAAGTGTTGAACCGCCCTGTGGTGAAACACAATTATCAAATGGTAATAACTCTAATACTTCAGACTTTCTCACAAAAGTATCAACAACATGCTGAGCGACCTTATCACTCATTCCAACTTTCATTTCTGCTAATGTCATAGCCATATTAAGAACCTTTTTAACCTTTCTTTTTAATCATTTTTTTCGTACTGCATTTGTAATGCTTCTACCAATGAAGAAGGTTCATTTTTTCTTTTTCCTTCTGTTCCTGGTAATCTTCCGTCATCCATGCGCTGATAACCGTCATTATTATCATCACAAGTTTCAAACATTGTTGGGAACTGCGTTTTTAAACCTGCAAGTTTATCATCCCAACCCTTGATATTACCGTTTTCGTCTAATTCTAGGGCTTCATTCTTTTCTTTCAGCTTTTCATTTAACTTGAATGTTAAATAATCAATATCAACTGCTTTTTCAGCTAATAAAGCAACCTTTAAAGAAGCATTGATTTTTGTCTTTGCCAATTCTTCCTGAAGTTTCTTATTTTCAATTTCATAATCATTAATCTTGGCCTGTAGACCTTCATCATTTTTTGAATTTTTCTTTAAATCTTCAATCAGTTTGTTTGCGTTGGTTAACTCTGTATCTTTGCCGTTCAATAGTTCCTGAAGGGCTTCAAACTTTCCTTTACCTACATAATCACCTGTCGAAAGATTTCCCAACTTAATTTGCTTATCTTTGTTTGCTTCATCCGCATTGTAAGCATTAATCTTTGTTTCAAACTGCGAAAATAATTCATCACCTAAAATTTCTTTTAAAAACTCCATATCAATTTCCTTTCTTTATTTTGCCTTGTTTTTAAATGTGGTTTCTTCCACCGCAAAAGTGCTTTTAAATGTCATCACGGACAAAATACCAACCTTTTTAACGTCTTAATGGATTTGGACATATAAAAAAGCACCCCATTTATTAGAGTGCCTTTAAACCTTTATTAACTTGCCCTTTTTGAGTAGTTCAAGCATTTCAATATTCTGCGCAGGTGAACCAACATAAAGTTTAATTCCGTTAGCCTTTGCAATCTTCTTTCTATAGTTAAAATTACTATCAACCTTAACCGCTTGTAATGCGGTTACAATACTTTCTGATACACCTTCATATTTTGGATAATATGAAATAGTCTTTTTTTCTTCTTCCTTAACCTTTGGAGTAGTTGAAGAAGTTAAAGTGTTCATTAGTTTAACTAGATTAGAATAAGAATAATCTAAATCAACGTTTCCTTTTATTCCTGGTACCTTACCTTTGCTTGAATACTGCCAAACTTTGGCATAACTTCTTGGGCTTAATGCTTCTTTCATTGTTCCGTTATCGTCTGAAGGATAACGTGCAATCCAAAATGGATAAGTCTTTGAAAGCTTTGCACCGTCTAAAACGTTAAAATACCAATCCTTGTTGCAGTAAATACCAACCTTAAACCCTGCCTTTTTCAAAATCTTGGCTTCAGTATTAATAATAGAAGTTAACTTTGCTTTTCCTAGCTTACGGATTGTTATATCTTCCATATCAAGCCAAACTCCGCACTTTAAGGTTTTACCCTTTAGCACCTTTACAAGGGCATTTGCTTCTGCTTTTGCTTCTGCTAATGTCTTTGCATAGACATATCTATAAGCCCCAACAGGGATTTTATAAGTTAGACAACCTTTATAATTCCTTAAAAAGGCTTCTTCTATTGCGTTGTTCTGTCTTGTAGCCTTTAAAATAGCAAATTGGATTCCTGATTTAGCAACCTTCGACCAATCAATTGTTCCTTGCCATTTAGCAACATCAATTCCCTTCATTTTTCCTTTTCTCCTTTCTTTTAAATTTGTTATACATCAAAATTCATTGACATTTGGCCAACGATATTTTCATATATTCCTTTAAATTCAGAATAGCTATTTGAAACAATCTGAATTAATTGGGTTTTGCTTTCATCATCAA